AAGAAATAGTACCAGTATTAGATGATGAAGAAGAATTACAAGAATCTGTTCAAGCGAAACCAGTAACAGATACATTAGTGGAAGATAGTGATGATGAGGCAGAATCAAAGGAGCCCGAACCAGTTCAAGAGGTAGAGGTAGAACCAGTAGTTAAGAAGGTAGTCAAAAAGGTAGTATCAACAGCACCTGTAGAACAAGAAACAACTGCTGCTACAGAACCAGCTAAAAAGAAGGTAGTCAAAAAAAAAGCCCCATAAATAATATTATAAAAAATAGAGAATAATTAGATAGTCAATTATATGTTTTTATATTTGTAAAGTATAATCAAAGTTAAGTTTTTATAAAAATATAATTACACAAAATTATATTTTTTTATGTATAGAATCAAATAAGTTACCAGTTGAAGTTTGAACTAACATCAGCCTTCTTGCGGTAATAATGTGTTGTTATAATATGATATATTCACAGCGGTTACTGAATCAGGTTCTTCTTCATAACCGTATACAATATCATATTTACTATCGCTTGCTAAACTACCATCGTTTGGTGTAGCTATCCCTCCAGACCTTAAATAATCTTCAAACATACCTTCATATCTTGAACCATCCGGAAACTCAGCTGTTCCATTGACTAAAGTATTGCCTTCACTATCATATGAAAATTCACCCTCTAAACTTACATTCGACTGTTTGAATGTAATAATTCCATGGCCAAATATTTCATCATGAACCCAATTTCCAGTATATTTTTCATTTGGTGTTTCAAAAATGCCATAACCATTTTTTCTATTGTTTGCCCATTGTCCTTCATAACGAGAACCATCGTTATGGATTAAAATGCCATAACCATCTGCCATGTCATCAACCCAATTTCCAGTATATCTTTCATTTGGAGTTACAAAAGTGCCTGTACCATTTTTTTTATCGTTTGCCCATCCTCCTTCGTATCGCGAACCATCGTTATATGTAGAAATGCCATAACCATGTTTTTTATTGTTTTCCCATTGTCCTTCGTATCGCGCACCATTATTATATGTAAAAATGCCATAACCATGTTTACCATTACGTACAAAATCACCTTCGTATCGCGCACCAGTTGTATATGTATATATGCCTTTTCCATCCATTAATCCGATTTTAAACTCTCCAACGTATTTTTCACCATTAGCAAAAGTTAATACACCTGTGCCATCTGGCTTGCCATTCACCCAATTACCATCGTATGTTTCTACAATATTACCATCATTATCTAAATAATCCATTTTGCCTCTCACATATGGCATTTCATATTTCCATTGTCCGGTGTATATTCCATTTAGTATTCGGTAACGGTTATTATAACTATAAGGTTTATTTTCTACTGTACTAATTGCATGAACCGAAATTGTTCCACCTCTGTATTTTTTAGTTTTCCTATTTTTTTTAGTTTTTCGTACAATTTTAGTTTTTTTAGTTTTTCGTACAATTTTAGTTTTTTTCATTTTATATATTGTACACATATATAGATATTCTCAATATATTCTAAATTATACAATTGTTGCTATAGGTAAATTTTTATCATTATCGATAATACTATCTTCAAGTATATTTACACATGAAACGGTATTGAATGGAGTGATATTTGTTATTGATACAATAACATCGTTGTTATCGTTATCGTTATCGTTATCGTTATCGTTGATATTTGAATCAACACTGTTTTCTTGATTGGCATTAAATATTTTTATTGAATTGTTATAACAAAACAATCCATATATAATTTTATATGCGAAACATAAAAATACAATACATATTCCACATATGCCGATAAATCCAAATATGTCTAAAAACGACCCATTATTCAAAAATGGCATATTTTATAATTTGTTATTTACATAAAAATAGCATTATTTCTATTTAGTCAATTTTTTATTATTATAAGTAAAATAATGCTAATAATAATAAGTAAATATATAAAAGAATAATAATGATTTTAATTATATTGAGTAGGTTGTTTATAATAGTATTATTAATGAAAAATTCACTTTTATACACATCATCTTTTAAAAATAAATTCCCATACTATTTAGTAACATTCTTACAAAAACATAATTCTATTAAAAAAACAAATTTAAATTCAATACACATAAGAGATATAAGAAACGATAGTTGGTATAAAGAAGACGAAGTCGATAAATACATAAGTAAAAACAATTTTATTCAGAATAAAAAATTAATTTCTATTTCACCGGGTGGTTATAAAGGATTTTATGTACTAGGTATATGTAAATATATTAAAGACCATTATAATTTAGAAAATTATATTTTTTCTGGAGCATCCGCAGGAGCATGGAATTCGTTATTATTATGTTTTAATCGTGATATGAAAGAAATACAAGAACAGTTAGTAGATAATACCATTCAAAACGCATCTAGTATTTTTGATATGGAACAAAAACTAAAATCGAAAATATTAAATAAATATACCATTGACGATTTCGATTTAAGAAGATTATTTATTGGTGTAACAACTGTAAATCAATATACATACAATACCACTATTTTTTCAGGATTCAATAATTTAGAAGATGCTGTAAATTGTTGTATAGCAAGTTCTCATATACCTATGGTAACTGGAGGATTAACTAATATTTATCAAAATTTTTTTTCATTCGACGGTGGTTTTAGTAAATATCCTTATTTGAATATTACAAAACCAGTTTTACATATAACGCCTAGTATTTGGAATAAAAATGATACGAATAAAAATAGAAAATTAAGGATAACTGATTATACTACGTTGTTCTCAAAAAATAAATTTATATTTATTGATATGGTGGATAAGGGTTATAGAGATGCGGCAGAAAATAAAGATGAATTGGATAAAATATTCCTGTCAATATAGTCGAATGAATATATTTTTCAAATAATTTAAACACATGGTAACAAAGATTATTATTAATGTCATATTCATTTGATATTCATTTTAAAAATAACAAAAGTTATTTATGTGAACTGGGAAAGAAATGGGATACAGATAAATCGTCTCAATTAGAAGGTTCTGATAGGAAACATAGTCATCCATATACTATTTTTTATAATTTATTATTTGAAAATCGAAGACATGATAATTTAAATATAGCAGAAATAGGTATTTTAGATGGCGGTTCGATTTTGATGTGGGATGAATATTTTCCAAATTCTAAAATATTTGGGTTTGAATATCACGATTTCTTAATAGGTAATTTTAATTCTTACTATCAACGAGATAGAGTAATTTTATCACATATGGATATAACAAATAAGGATAGCATAATATCAAGTTTTACAAATAAAAATGTATTATATGATATAATAATAGAAGATTCAACCCATGAGTTTGAAGACCAAATACGTTTTATCGAAAATTCTCATACATTTATAAAACCAGGAGGGGTTTTAATAATAGAGGATGTATTAAAACATCGTAATGAACAAGATTATATTGATAGATTGAAACATGTATTACATAATTTTCAATCATTTTATTTTGTATCTATGGACCATAATAATAGATATTCTGGAAATTGGAACAATGACAAAGTATTTGTATTGGTGAAAAATGGAGAACCATTGTTCAAACAAAATAACAATTTGACTATTGTAACATTAGCAACTAATATTGAAAATATGATAAAAATAAGAAAAACAATCAATTTTGATTATATTAATGAATGGGTAATTGTTTATAATGGTACAGAATTAATAGATAATCCAAAAATATTTGAATATGATACAAATAAAAAGAAAATAAAAGAATATATAACAATTAATGATGATAATTATGGAAATTCATTATATAATTACGCATTAGATAAAATAGAAAATAAAGAAACTTATGTGTATTTTTTAGATGATAATAATATTATACATCCTGATTTTTATAATATTTTAAAAATATTAGACAAAAATAAACTGTATACATTTAATGAACAAAACAGATTATTGGGAGATGATATAAACGAATTTAAAATAGAAACGCCAATGACATTGACGCATTATAGTTTATGTAAAGATTTGCTATGGAAATTACAGAATAAAAACAATGAATTCGGTATATATATAAACGAATGTTATGAAAAAAATAGTGAGAATTGGGTATATATTAATAATAGTCTATCTTATTATAAATATTTATCTAAATAAAACAATCATAATAGATATTGAATAATATATATTATGTAAAAATAATAATCAATTATTGTTTCGTGAATATTGAATGAAACCCTATATTAACATGTACATTCAATGGTATTTCAATTATTTTATAATTTTCTATGTCAATTATTATCAGATAACTATTTTCAGAATTATACCCAAAACTTATCAAATATGGTATATTATCGATTTCAGTTATAGCTGGTTCTCCACAAATAAATTTATCTTTAAGAAAAAGAATATGTTTTATATAAAGATTTTCACATACGACAAATCCATTGATTGTATTATTAAAAATATTACGTAATATTACCTTATTTTTATATTTGATTGGAAAATCCAAATTGAATTTTTCTAATAATTCATTTTTTATAATTTTGACTTCTTTTGTCAGTTTGTTAATGGATATTTTTCTATATTTACCATTTATACTTAATTTTGAAAAATTCACATCTTCATATATAGGAGCATAAATATCAATATATTCATCACTATCTTTTAAATCAGCATAATGAAATATGTAAAAACTCTCGTTTGAAATGAATTTATTAATAGAATAATCAGTTTTATTTATTACATGAATATTTGTTGGTCTTTTCTTATCAAATTTTACAGGTACTCTTATATTTGTGATATCGTCAATATGAAACGAAAAAGGAGAATCTGTCAATATAACATTATCATTTGCCATTATAAAATCATGAGTGATTGGTAAATTATCCATATAAATAGCTTTCTTATTGAGAACATCGAATGATTTATTGAGTTGAAAATAATCTATCGATTTTGTTAAAATATGGTAATCTATCGTTTCTATTTTATTATTAATGTATTTTGAATGTCCTGAGAAATGCGACATACCTTTTATATTCACCTTTTTAACAGTATTAATATTTTTTTTATTATAATCTATCTCTAATAAATATGGCAAATCGCGTTCAAACAAAGCATAAATGTTGTTTTCTATATTCATTAAAGCAGTATTCGCCATACCCATCATATTTGGTAATAAACCGGTTTTTTCAAGAGCCATAAATAAAAAAGTAATAACCCAATGATTCGGTATTCTACCATTCAATTCTTCATATAATAGCTTTTCTGTTCTTACGAAATTTTTGGTATAGGTAAGTTCTCCGTTATCAAAAAATATTCCTTGAATATTTCCATCTCCAGTAAAAAGGTCATATAAAGTAGTTATGGTAGATGTATTTACATCTGGTCCTATCATTCCATAAAATCCATTTATTTTCTTTAATATATCACTATCACGTTTTGGTAAATTATATTCTATTTTTTTATTGATTTCTTTTTTTGCTATTCTAAATGGATTTCCAAATTGTATGTTGAAAAAAAAAGTATTACCAAGTTCAAATATGGAAAATGATAAAAAAAATAGAAATAAATAATTATATATCGAGAACATGTATTATAATATTTGTATAATATATGTTATATTTTTTATCCTCTTTATAGAATTAATGTTAAATGTACTATGATATCACTTTTTTTTGATATATCATATATATTTTCGGTATTAACTTTACTTATACCCATATTCGAGAACACTATGGTTTGTTCTTCGACTAATTTTAATAAATTAACTGTAATTTTTATTTGATTTTCCTTTGTCAAATATATATCGACCGTCTTTTTATTCCATATTTCACTAATTTTGTATTCAATATATACATTTATATTGTTTTTGTTATCGATTTCTATATTTTCATCTAACATTGGATTACATTTTACATAAATATCACTACCTGAATTATCATATACTAATTCATGATGCCATAATGGAATACAATAGTAATTTTTATTAACTGTAAGACGATATAGGTTGTTTTTAAATAAATCGTCTAATGTAGGGTTTAATATAATACATTCATCATTTTTTATCTTTTCTGATATCATATTTTCTATCTTTATAATAAATTCTTCAGTAAAATGGAAAGCATCCTTGTATTTTTTTAAAATATCATAAATTTTTATTAGCATTGTTTTGTCTATTTTTTCTAATGTATCCAAAGCACTCGATTCACATATCGATGATATACGTTGTATGATTGTATATAATATATTGTTTTGGGTATCTCTATTCAAAATGTTTTTTAAAAATGAGAACAAAATCCATTTATAACCTTTTTTGTCTATATTTGAGAACATTTGGTCATATTCGTAATTATCTTCGAACGAATCGGTTTCATTTTCAGAATCCATATAACCTTGGTATTTCATCAAATATTCATAAGATTCATGTACTTCTTGAAAACATGATACAGCATCTGGCGATTTGTTTTTATCAGGATGGTATAATAATGCTTTTAATCTATATTGACGTTTTAATTTTAATTCATCTATGGTATTGTTCTCGAATTCTATTTCTAAACATTCACATGCTTTTTTGTAATTCATTGAAATATTTAAAATTTATTTATTTTATTTATGATAGTAAACATTATTCTCTCTAAATGGTATATCGGACGATAATTATTATTATAATACTTTAAAAATAAAAAGGTATCCATTAATATTTCTGAAATATCCGTTTTGCTAAGAATTTTATTATCAATAAAATGACGAAGTATATACCATAAACATTCGGTCATGTCTAAATTATATGTTAAAATATCGTATAATGTATCGCGAAATTCAGTAAATGATATATTTTGGGGATTTGATATTTCCTTGATAATATTATCACATATAATATTGAAAACATCTTTGGGTAAATCAGATGATATTTCGAACTGATTATTTGTAGTTTCATCAGCAATTTCATGTATAATTAACGGAAAAGAACGATATTCTTTTATATTCATAACACCTTCTATTTCTATATTTTCAGTGATTGTTTTTATTTTATTTGTTTTTGTATTGGGATTTGCGCGTTGGAAAAAAATAGACGGTTTCATTTTATAATCAGCTATTCTTTGTGTAAAAGTTCGATATTCTTCCTTGTTGTTTGATAAACAATATTGAGAAGATATCAATTCTTCTACTCTTTCTTTTGATGGACGCCCTATTCTTAATATATGGCAATTGTTTATTATAGGTATTGGCAGAAAACTGATATGTTCAGATATTATAAAGAATTTTATTTTAATATTACTTTGCGAATGGTTATATTGTTGCATATAACTGTAAAATATCTCTAATAATTCTGTGTGTATTAAATGAAAATTTTTACATAAAATTATCCCATGTTTTTCTTTTTTTACAGAAATTATATCCACTATTTGAAAAAATATTTCATGCCATAATATTTTTGAATTACACCCTAATAATGACATATCTATTTCATAATGAATATCACTTATTTTATAAATATATTGCTGTTTTTCTGTTTGTGCTATTATTTTTCTATCATATTTTAATTCAGATGGACTATATTTTTTTATTATATTGAGAACTTGTGAATATTTACCAACACCTGATGGGCCATAAATAATAAGGTTCTCGACATTATGTATTCCTTTTGGAAAAGAATTCGAAATTTTTGCGATTTCAGGATGTAAATTGTATTTTTCTACGGAATTAACATATTCTTCATAACTAGTTTCATAAAATTTCATTATTAAATATCAATAGGTATATAATAATGAGAACTCGTTAGTTATTTTTATACGAATTATAATTATATATTTTATAATTTTGAAGATTTGAAATCTTCGCCGGTCTATATCAAGTCTTTTTTACTTAATTTTGAGAACATATTTGATATATATACTTGATGTGATGATATTCCTATGTTTGCGAATGATGCCATAATTATAAATATTGCTGGCAAACTCTTGTAAATATTTGCTACTGATAGCGATTTAAACAATAAATTAAAATCTATATTTATTGTATCATAAGCAAAAAACATAGCCATCAATATAATAAATGATAATGAAAATACCACTATTATATTTCGTTTATAATTTTCGAATTTATTTTTATAACTTTTTGATAATACAATAGGTGTTCCGCGTGTTTTTGTATATTTTGTTTGTAATGTTGTTATCATTGTAAAAATTAATATAAATGACACAAAATGGAATAATAATGCTACTAATATCGATATTAATGATATACTTATGGCAAGATTACTTTTCATTTTATCATTTATTAAATTGAATATATCTTTTGAAATAAATAATGAAAATGCTGTATGTATTACAAAAAGTAACCCAAAACCAACTATCTCGGAATATTTGACATTTATATATACGAAACAAACTATATATAGTATAAAGAAAGCTGTATAATTTAATATTGGAAAGCAATCTTTCGCGGTTAATTTATTAAATATTTCTATTTTTGGTAACCAATCTGGGCTTTTAAAAATTGTTTTTTTTACTGTATCCATTTTATATATTTGTGATATTTTTATTTTTTATATTTGAATATTATACGTTTCGCATAACCAGTTAATTAATACTCCTTTTTCGCATGTTGAATATCCTTCGGGGAATTTTTTTATATTTAAAAATTGTGGTTTTTTCATTTCAGGGGTTTTATAATATACATACGCACCATATTGCCCTCGACGAATACTCATATATTCATTCAATTGTCTAAGTATATTTTTTCCTACGGTATTTTCTTTTTCTAAAAATTGTTCTATATCTGTTAATGTTATATCACATAACGGTTTTTTTATTTCTTTGATACTTTCTTTTTTATCTCCCCACTCAACATATGGCCCATATCTTCCATTTTTTATAAATAAATCCTCATCTTGATATTTACCTAATAAATTTGTTTTTAATTCTAATAATTCATCTAATGAATATCCCCCTTGTTTTAATTTTTCTAAATCTATTTCTATTTCTTTTTTTACATTCATATATTCAAATGTACCATCCTCTAATTTATGTCGTATAGATGGACCGTATTTTTCAAAAATAAAATCGTGATTATCATCTATTTTAAAACATTGTTTTTGAATATTTTTTATTGGGGATGATAATTCTTTTATTTCATTATAACATGATTTACAAATCTGCGACCATTCAGTGATTATTCCAGATGATATAGTATCCAATTGGTCTTCCATATTTTTTGTATATTCATATGAGAACAATTGTTGATAATATTGTAGTAAAAATTCAATCGTTAATATACCAATTGGCTGTATAACCAATTTATTTTTTTCATTTCCGAATATTTTTTCTTTTACTGTTTCTACTATTTTAACTCCAGATAACGTGTATTCTTTACATTCTATTTTTTCACCATTTAAATCTGTTCTCAATACATATCCTCTTTCTTGTATTGTTTCTACTATCATAGCAAATGTAGATGGCCTACCTATTCCCATTTCTTCTAATTTACTTATTAAACTAGCCTCAGTATAATGTTGATGTTTATTTCGAACAACTATCGTACTATTAATTCGTTGATATGTTGTATTTTTTTGGTTGGATTGTATTGATTGGAAAAACAATAATAATGATGATTGAGAACTTTGATTGTCAGTTAATTCGTTTTTGGTTGTTCTCTCTTCTACTTTTTTCCAACCTAGAAAAACTGGTATTTCTATTTCATATAAATAATTATAACTCAATGGAGCTGATATTTTTATTGGTATAATATTATATTTAGCATCCGACATACAACTCGCCAATGTATTTTTCCAAATTAGTTTATATATAGCATTCATTCGTCTATCTTCACAATTAGGAATAGCGTATGTTTCTATATATGTAACACGTATTGCCTCATGTGGGTTCGATGAATCCTTGTTCTCTAATTTATCTAAATTACCTAAATAATCATTCGTTTTCCATTCATCTACTATGTATTTCTTTGCTTTTTCTAAAAATGTTGATGAATATAATGTACTCTCGGTTCTCATATATGTAATAAAACCATTTTGGTATAATTGTTGGCATATATTCATAGTATCTTTCGGAGAAATATGTAACATACTATTTGCCGTCTGGAGTAATCTAGATGTATTAAATGGTTTTGGAGCGGATTTTATGGATTCTTTTTGAGAACATATAGATAGTTTATGTTCAAAAGACTTGGATTTTTCTAAGAAATCGAGAACATCTGGTTGTTTTTCGAATTCATGATTTAATGTAAATTCAATGTTTTTTGAAAAAAATGTTCCCGTTATCTTGTGTCGCATCTCAATACCAGCATTTTTATTTTTTTCATTATCATATACTAATCTCAATGCCGGTGTTTGACATCTACCTGCCGATAGAGAATTCGATTTGTTATTATATAAATATTTCCATAAATATGGAGAAATCTTATATCCAACTATAACATCGAGAACCTGTCTTGCGTGTTGAGCATGAACTATATCCATATTAATCGTAATTGGTTCTTTAACCGCATTACAAATTGCCGTTTTTGTTATTTCATGGAAAATAATACGTTTTGTGGTTTCTACTGGCAAATCGAATAATTTACATATATGCCATGCGATTGCTTCACCCTCACGGTCATCATCAGTTGCTAATATTATATTATTCTTCGGAAATTTTTCAATAATAGTTCTCATGAATTCAATATGATTCTTTTTTTCTTCGATTATCGAGAACATTGGTTCAAAAGTCCCTTTTGTATCTATTGAATTCAAACCATCTATTGTACGTATATGACCTTTTGATGCTATACAACAATAATCTTCTCCTAGAAAATGTTCTATTTTTGTACATTTAGATGGAGATTCTACGATTATTAGATATTGTGCGTTGTTGTTGATTCTAGGTGGAGTCTTTGTTGTTTCCCCTTTTTTGTAATTTGCGAAAGGTTTTTTATAGAATTTTTTTGGTGGCATCGAGAACCTGTGTATTCTAATATTATTATATATATTTGTGTTTATATGAATTATTAAATTGTAAAATTGTAAAATTGAATTAGAAATAATATAATAATACTATTTGTATAAAATCATGAATATTAAAATCATTATTACAGACCGTACTTATAACGATTGGTATTTTACTAATATCGATGACAACAAAGAACTACCAAAAGATACATATCCGGTTTTATTAAAAATAAATCCATTGGAATATAAATTGTTCAGTCGAGATATTATAAGAATCGAAGAAAATGAAACCATCAATGTTGTCAATTCATATATAAAATCGAGTAATGCTTTTGCTGGCGTTTTGGTTCTAGAAGGAAATAAAACATACGGTAGAACACCAAATAAAAAACGATTGTTATATAAATGTATTCCCGATGATAAACATTTGCCCGCATTTTTAATTCCCTATGAAGTAAAAATAGGGTTCTCGAAAGTTCAAAAAAATAAATATGTTGTATTTAAATTTGATAATTGGAATGAGAAACACCCTTATGGCATATTGACAGAAACGTTAGGAGATATCGATTCGTTAGAAGTATTCTATGAATATCAATTGTATTGTAAAAGTCTTCATATTTCCATAAACGATTTTACAAATAAAACCAAGAAAAATTTAAATGAAAAAACGAATGATGAATATATCAATCAAATATTTAAAAATCCAAATTATAATATAGAAGATAGGAGAGAACAATATATTTTTACGATTGACCCGATTAATAGTGCGGATTTTGACGATGGATTTAGTATTCAACCCGCCCAAATAAACGACACACAATGCTGGAAAGTAAGTATTTATATAGCAAATGTCTATTTTTGGTTAGAAACATTGGATTTATGGAATTCTTTTAGTAAAAGGGTTTCTACTATCTACTTACCAGATAAAAGACGTCCCATGTTACCAACTATACTTTCTGATATGTTATGTAGTCTTGAACAGAAACAACAACGGTTTGCTTTAGCAATGGATTTTTGTATAGATGAATATGGAGAACTATATGATGAAATTCCAATACAATATAAAAATGTATTGATTTGTGTTTCAAAAAATTATGTTTATGAAGATTATTCCATGATAAATAATGATAAATATTATAAAAATTTATTTGATATAACTATGAAAATGGATGGAACCATTCGAAATAGTCACGATTTAGTTTCATATTGGATGATTTTTATGAATAAACAAACTGGTATGATAATGGCAAATGAAAAAATAGGAATTTTCCGGTCAGCAGCGTTTTTGAATGTAGATTTGAGAACTGATGTATTATCAAATCGCGATTTGAACGATGATACGAAACGAGTTATACGTTCATGGAATAATACAAGTGGTCAATATATATTATATTCAGATGATGCCAAACTTAGTCATGAATTGATGTTTGTCAATAAAAAAAATAATACAGATAGTGATAGAACAATGAATTCTTATATACATATTACGAGTCCCATTAGAAGATTGGTTGATTTATTAAATCAAATGATTTTATTACAACATTATTCACTTATTACACCGTCCATAAAGAAAAATGAGACAAATTCTCATTTTTCGAATGGACTGGTCGCCGACAAAAATAATTTTGATGACGATAATCGTGCCAAAATTCTTTCTTGTCGGTGTAATACAATGAGTTCATCTGCGAATGAATTTTTAATATATTGGATAAGTCAATTAGATTATATTAATACTAGCATGCGGGCTATTCGGAAAATACAGACGGATTGTAATTTGATAACGAGATGTTTTCATAATCCAGAAATTATGGATTCAATATACAAAGGAGTGATATTTGATAAAGTCCATAAAAACAATGGTACGATTTCGTATATGGTTTTCTTAGAAGAAATAAAAATATTATCTAGAATTACAACCAAAAATGATATGGAAAATTATTCGATACAAGATTTTAAATTGTTTCTTTTTGAAGATGAAGATAAATTACAGAAAAAAATACGATTACAAATAGTATAAAAACACAACTACATAAAAAATATATATATGCAAAGAAACACCGCGTTGTTGATAATATTATTGAAAGTTACCAATATTTTTTTATTGTGTTCTTTTATCAATAAATAATCATCTTGTAATAAACATATTAGACATTAGATATTATAATATACTATATAATGTCATTATTATCAAAGTTATTTCACTATGTCTTATTAACGAAAACAAAATATAGAATAGATGAATCTCATGGATTGTCACATAGTATGAATGTTTTGAATTTTGCCAATGCCATATACGAACATGAATTACCAAAAAATCCTACTTTAGAGAAATATGAAAAAACAATTTATGTATCCGCAATACTTCATGATATGTGTGATAAAAAATATATGAATCAAACGCAAGGATTATTAGAAATAAATAATTTTCTAGAAGATAAAATGACTAATGAAGAGATTACTTTTACTACAAATATCATAAATACAATGTCTTATTCTACTGTTAAAAAAAACGGATTTCCTGATTTGGGCGAATATCAATATGCCTATCATGTTGTTAGAGAGGCCGATTTATTAACAGCATATGATTTCGATAGATGTATGATATATAATATGTATAGAATGGGAGGTAATTTACAAGATTCATATGATAATGCTTTACATTTATTTGAGAATAGAGTTTGGAAACATAATGAAGATGGATTATTTTTAACGAGTTATTCGAAAGAACATTATTTGGATTTACATAATATGTCTATAAAAAGATGTGACTTTTGGAAAAAAATGCTAAAAAAAACCATGTAATATTTTTGTTTTTGAAAAAGTCTAAAAATTATTTATATTAATAAATAACTTTATCATATTTTTTTCATTTTCATGTATTTCATGAATATTATTAGTTTTCTTATACATTTTAGTATAATGCTTTACCCCTATAATAATAACATCTTTTAATATATCAATCGCATAGTCGCACATGTCTTTTTTGTACAATTTTATAAAATGTTGTAGAAAATAGGCGTTTTTATCATATTTGAAATCATCAATATAACATCTTATATTTCTAAAATTTTCATTATTATAATCCAAATAATTTGTAATTATGTTAATCACATACTTAATACATGAGTACATTTTTTTAATTGTTAGTTTATTTAATGGAAGCAATGATAATTTATCATTTATAAATTCTGGTGTATATTTTTTTCGCAATAAATTTAATCTACTATTTATATCTAAAAATTCCATAATACATATTTGAACTTCATCTGGTAAAATATGTAGCATAGTTGTTCCTTTAATTTCATTCAAAATTTTTTTATAATGATTTTCCTTTTTTATCTTATTAATTTCATCTATGTTATGATTTTGTTTCTGTTTAAGACGTTGAATTTCACGGAGTTTCTTTTCATATTGTTTTAATGATGACATTTTTTGCTAGTTTTATTCAATTTGTTTTTTGTATAATTATTTATATCAATTTTTCATAAAAAAACCATGTAATATTTTTTGTATTCTTGTATAAAAACTAAATATCATCAATATCGATTTCTTCACTATTATCTAATACAAATTCTTCTTCGTTTTTTTTGTTTTTGTTTATTTTTATATTATTTGTTTCTTCTTCTTCTGAATCGTCGTCAATATCATTTGTAAATAAAACATCATCATTATTATTATCAGTAGCATTAGTATTAAAATTCCCTGATATTCTTTTTTTTATTAGATTTGTTATATCAAAACGAGGATTTTGTAATAATATGTCTATTTCATTTTCATTATATATAGATAATATGTCACTGTTTTTTACTGGTTTTTCCCAGTCATGGAGACCAATCAATACAATCGAATTAATTGAAATTATGTTATGACGTTTTTGTCTTCCGCGAAATTTGTTACGTATTATGGCAGAATATTGATGATTATCATTTGTGAAAACCTCACAACGACCATTCCCTAACATTTTAGTAACTACTGCGAATAATTCTAACTCACATTCTGGAAAACGGAGTAAATTATTTCCATTTGATTGATGTTTTCTAGCCAAACTTTTAGTACCAGTTCCACCAGTTCTGTTCTTTACCATTTTAGAATTGTGTTATATTAGATTACTGTATATATTAATAAATTTAGATAATTCAATTCCGTCAATTTTTTTATTATATGTTTATTTGATAATGTAAAATAAACATATATTTTATAATATATAATAATGGAAAAATTTGAAGAATTGGATATTGAGGAATTAGTTGATGAAACTGAAAATAATAATAAGGACGATGTTTTATTAGATGACGATGATAACGTCGATGACAATGCTGATGATAACATTGTTCCTTTAGAATTTTTATTGGAAATTCAAGAAATATCAGGAAAAAATATAGCACAGAATTACGTTGATGATTTGAGTTCAAAATTTGAAAAGCTTAAATTAAGTTATGAATTTGAATTAGTTCCAAATGATGAAGAAGTTGAATTAAACAAATATATAGGCGGTAGTGATTTGACGTTCCCATATAATTATTTTGATTCATTTGCTAGCAGTATTAAAAAAGTTTTAAATAATAATCGAAGCGTAGATAAAAATAAAAATTATATTTTAAATTTATTCGAAAAGACACCAAAAGAAAAATCAGAAATTGCAGTAGAAGTAGAAGAAGTAGAAGAAAAACTAATAGAGAGTGTAACAGTAGATAACAATGACAAAAAAAAATCAACCCTTGTTTTGCCCAAACAATATACTGGATTGATTAAAATTTATTTAACAATATATGATAAATCAAATATGTCTAGTAAATCTGTTGGTAGAATTTATGATTTAAATAAATGGTTAGAGAATAAGTAGTGGTAGTGGTAGTAGTTTTTTTTATAAAGGATTGAAAAGGTTATTGATGAGTTTGCCGATAAGAATATGGTCATCGAAATTGTAAACGTTATTAGAATCATCGATAAGGAATTGTTTGCCATCAATAATAATAGGAGAAGTGAGAATGTCGTTGTCGTTGTCGTTGTCGTTGTCGTTGTTGTTGTCGTTGTCGTTGTCGTTGTCGTTGTCGTTGTTGTTGTTGTTGTTGTTGTCGTTAGAAAGATTAAGAGTAGATTCTAAATTAGTATTTTTCTGGATTTTCGTTTTTTTTTCAGCTTTAGGTTTTTTTTCAGCTTTAGTTTTTTTTTCGACTTTAGGTTTATCGGAACTAACAAGAGAATCAGTGTTGGTAGTAGTATTATTAGCAAGAGAAGTTAATTGAGAAATTAATTCATCTTGAACATCAGGAACAACAGCAACTTTGGTTTTACGACGAGAAGTTTTGGTTTTAGTAGTAGTAGTAGTAGGTTCAGTGGAATCAGTAGTAGTTTGAGCAGTAACATCAAGAGTAGGTTCAGTAGCATGAGTATCAGTCTCAGTCTCAGTCTCAGTCTCAGTTTTAGTTTTTTTGTTAGTTTTAGTTTTCTTAACACGAGGAGCTTTAACTTTAGGTGGAGCAGCAGCTTTTTTATCAGCCTTGAGCTTGGCTTGTATAACTTTACGAATAGTTTTGTTGATATTCTTAGCATCGTCAAAGAATGCTTGAACAAAAGCTAGTTGATTATCAACAGTATCGAAAAGATGTAATTTATCTAAGAAAGAATTCTCATCAATAGGAGTAACACCATCCATAGCATTGTATTGCTTTAGGAAGAAGTAACCGAATTGAATGAATTTATTGAATTTAGCAGGTAATGAAGGTTTACGCATTTTTTTTTCAACAGTAGCATTGGAGTTGTTAAGGGTAACAGTGTTAGCTTCCATTTTAAATTGAAATGAGTAGTTATAATTTGAAAGGTAGTAGTTATAAAAGATTTTAAAAGAGCACTTAATTGACTTGTATTTTGATATCAAAAAAATGTATATAAAAATTATCGTCAATTTTTTGATTTTTCCCTATAAAAATATGTTTTTTTATAAAATCATATTTTTTGACCGTTAGTTTTATCGATAAATAGATATCCTACTGATAAATGAATATGTGACTCATTTCTGGATAAGTCCCATGTTCTCAATATATCGAAAAAATATAGATATAATAAAATGGAAGCAGAATTAATAACATTGATAAGTTTATTTGGAATGATAGCATTGTGTAGTGGAATACTAGCAATAATAAAATCAGATAGATTATGTAATATAGCGAGAATAACACCCTTGGTGGTGGTGGGAGAACATTCCGGGAACATTCCCCCGGCAGAGAACCCAGATGTTCTCGAAAATGTATAATAAGATTGTTTTTAGAGAACCATTTTATGATTGTTCTCAATTATATAAATAAAAGAACCGTTTTAAGATTATAACGTAAAATTATTCAAAAATTAAATAGTTTTACTTTCAGAAAAATAAAAATGCAAAAATAAAACGGGGTCAACTTTTTGAAATTGGACATTTTTAAAATGTCCATTTTTGAAAAATGGCGATGGAGTTTTTGCAAAAAGTGAATTTACAGCATAATGCTTTAAATACAAAAAAAATGATTCAAAAAGTGTTAGCATAAGATTTTTATTGTTTTTTAAAAAAACTACTTAGACATTTTTTATATTTCCAAATATATATAGTTTAGGAAATAAAAAAAATGTCTAAAATAATAAATAATTATAATTGTTTATTTTGTAACTATACTACGAGCATATTACAAAATTATAATACTCATTTATTGACACTGAAACATAAAAAAAATAATTTGGAAATAAATGGAAATAAAAAAAATGTAAAAAATATAAAAACCATAAATGCTATGTATTCTTGTGAGATATGTAATTTTCAATGTAAGCACAAGTGGAATTATGATAAACATCTATTAACCGAAAAACACCAAAAAAATGTTCATGGAAATACAGAAGAAACCAAACATATTTGTATTCAATGTAATAAAGAATATACAAATTCTAGTGGTTTATGGAAACATAAAAAGAAATGTATTGTGTTAAAAAATGAAACAGAAACAGAAAATATAGAGAACTTAGAAAACACTTTCACACCACAATTATTTATGGAAGTATTCAATCAAAGTAAAGGATTACAAGAGTTTTTAGTGGAACAAAATAGGGAATTACAAAATAAATTATTAGAAAAAGAAACTGAATTACACCACAGATTATTAGAAAAAGAGAACCAAATGTTAGCACAAAATGAAGAACATCATAAACAAATAATGGAACTAGCAAGCAGACAAATTAGTAATACCAATAACACTAATATCAATACTCAAAACAACAATAATCAATTCAATTTACAATTCTTTTTGAATGAAACATGTAAAGATGCTATGAATATTGTTGATTTTGTTAATTCTTTACAAGTACAAATTGCTGACCTTGAAAAAACGGGTAAATTAGGATATGTAGAAGGAATCAGTGGAATATTTCTAAGAGGTCTTAGAGAACTTGATTATACAATGAGACCAATACATTGTACTGATTTGAAACGTGAAACAGTATATGTAAAAGATGAGGATAATTGGAATAAAGAAGATGAAGAAAAAGCAAAGATGAAATTAGCAATAGAAAGAATCGCACGAAAAAACATGAGAACACTACCAAAATGGCAGGAAGAAAATCCAGATTTCAGAATATTAGATACCAACGAAAATAATGATTATTTGAAAATAGCATTGAATTCGATGGGAGGTCAAGATGATGAACAGCATGAAAAATACATAAAAAAGATAATGAAGAATGTTCTCAAAGAGGTAATAATTGAAAAGAAATAATATATTATAAAAAAGGTATTTTTATTGAGAACATCTCCCAAAAATGTTCTCAATATACAAATAAAAATTAGATATTTATATAGCATTTTCAACATCTCTATTGAAAATAATCATAAAAACAATGAATAAAATATTGGCGATTTTCTTACTTTTAGAATACATTTCGATAGATTCAAGTCGAGGATTGATATTATAATTATAATTATAAAAACTCCAAATAGATGTAGCAAGTAATCCTAAATAAAACGATTCCACTTGATAATGAGTATGAGATAACTGTAAAATAAAATTATCACTAATAATTTCTTTATTGATTTTATTAGAAATAGTAGAGAGAACAGCCGTAGATGAAATGATGGTTCTCAATTTACTAATATTACTAATAAAACAATAAGTGAAACCAATATTAGAAATAAATAAAAGAAAGAAATAATTCATAATTATAATAGTTTAATATAATTAAAAAAGGAAATGAAACTATTATAATCAATTTTACGCCGTTGAATATTTCAATCCACAGAGTGGATGAAAATTCAATTAAGTTACCAGTTATAGTTTGAACCATAGCACCCCCGTAGGGGGCGGTTTCAAATCTTCACTGGTATTACTAGTATATCGAGAACATGAAAAAATACAATATATACAATGTTCTCAATATATACATATTTATTTATCCAAAAATGGTATCATCTTCTATTTTTACATAATCGGTAGGGATTTGAACAATGACCTTAATTATATAAATATTTTGGTCTTTTGATTTATATAAGCCGAAACATTGATAACCACAACCATTTGAACCGAAAATTTCATATTTCGGGTTAGGGTCATTCTTCATTTCGTTATACATTTTTTTACCGTCATATAAATCTCTACCTGATATACAAAACTGACGTATGTTCTCTGTTGGTTTGTTATCTGCGATAAATTTATCTAGTTCATCATACATACTTTGTTTATAGGTTTCGCTATTTTGTTCAGCATAGATTTGCGCAACAATTCTATGTAATCCTTGATATTCTGAATCATAATAACATATTCTTGAAAGGTCTCTACATATCAATTCTTCATCAGAATCATTATCATATACAAAACCATTTTTTTTTAATTTCTTCTTGTTTAAATATTCTCTATATCTTCGCCATCTTTTTTGTTTGCGTGTTAGTGGTTTAGTATCTGGAACGTTGGTATTATTAGTATTCATTATATTATTTTTTGATGTGATTACCGTTATTTATAAAAGGTATATCAATTTTTTATAAAAATATCTAATAAATCGAGAACATGAAAAAAATACAATATATACAATGTTCTCAATATATACATATTTTTTTGTTTTTATACAACGTTGAATATTTTAATCCGCAGAGCGGATGAAATATCAACTAAGTTACCAGTTACATTTTGAACCATAGCACCCCTACTGGGTGCGGTTTCAAATATTCACTGGTATAAATTATTTTTTTAAGGGTCAGTGCCATCAGTCATCCAATCTTCTTCCCAATCTTCGTCGTCACTATCATCATCACTATCATCATCGTTATCTACCCAATCTTCATCGTCATCATCCCAATTATCGTCGTTAATATGACAGTGACATTTTATATGATTAGGTATAATAGGACTAATAGAAATATAATTACCACAAACTCTACAATTAATGGCTTGAAATTGAGGGTTAGGTCCGTCGATTCCATCTTCAACCCAAAAAGCCCAATACTCTTCATTATTATCGTCATCCATAGTATCATTAATATGATTAGCTCTAGAAATTGTTTCGTTATTGAAAAGATAATGAATACGCTGTTTTTTTGATTTAATAAAAGATATAGTTTCCCATGATTTTGCGTCATAGAAACAGAAACTCTTGATGTTATCTAATAAATCTTCTGATGAAACATTTAAATTATTGATAAGTAATTGCTTGACAATACTAGTACTCATTGTTGTTCTCGAAATGTTGTTATATATAAACCTCTTGTAATAAAATTGAAAGTAGTATGTTGTAAAAGTTTGCTTCAATTTTTTGGTAAAAATATGATTTTGTGGTGGTGGGGGAACATTCGCGGAACATTCCACCGGGGGCAATTTCTCAATATCCTACTCATTTCTCGATAACTATATACAGACCTCGGGCCAAAGGGTTTTGAAAGAGTATTTGTCTCATTTTTCGATATCGTACTCAATTGTCAATATCTTACTCAAATATCAATATGTCACTCATTTCTCGATAACTATATACAGACCTCGGGCCAAAATGTTTTGAACCGGGGATTTGTCGGGAGGTTGGACTGAGGGAAGTGTCGCGGGGGCAATCGTAGAGTGTCG